TAGTAACTCTTATCTAACTTACTTTTATCGTTAGGTTTTGATTTTATAAAGTCTGCTAATTTGTTTAATGTACTTTTTTTCTCTTTTATTAATTTATCTGCCCAATCTTCTACACTTTCATTATCTTCTGAATATTCTCTTTTTTCTACAAGTTCCCATTCTTCAGATATTTCTTCTCCATCTAATGCGTTAAGCATTTCTTCATCGTTAAAATCTTCGTTTTCTTTAGATAACTTAACACCTGTTTCTTCTTCTCTTGTTTCTTCATCTACTATATTATCTAACTCTTTAAATTCTAAAGGTTGTAACGTCTTAAAATAAAGGTTTAAGCTAATATCATTGTAAGCAAGTATTTCATCAAAGGCATTTATTAAAAGTGTCTGAAATGGTCTAATAACTGTGTTATCCATTAATAAAGATGCAGTCTTTAACTCATCTGCATTGTTACCTAATCCACTACTGTCTTTTACGCCTAATAACATAGGAGATACAACCCTGTGTGCTACCATTATTTTACGCATACTTTCATCTGAAAGAAATTGGTATTGGTTATGAGCGTCACTTAATTGTATAGGTTCTATACTTGCAGCAGTATTTGCATCGTCATTAAAAGATAATATAAACTTACCACTATTAGAACTACCACTAAACTTTTGATATATTCTGTTTTCTATTAATTGTCTTTGTTCAGGGTCGGGAGTACCATTATTAAAATTGATTAACATACTTGGTGCTAATCCATTCATAATATTATTTATATGGTAGTTAGATATTTCTTCTTCTAACTCTGCATATTGTAAACCACCTTGATAATCTACAGGAGAATAATATTTATAACCTGCCTTATAAGGTTTAACGTAATATATTTGTATTGGTTCGTTTCCGTAACCAAATGCTTCTATTCTTTTTAATGTATCGTTCTTTTTATAGTTTGCCCAATCAGGGTGCATATAGTACGCTTCAATTTCTCCTTTCTCGTTACACTTTTCTGCTCTTAATGTTTCAACAGGTATATGCTCAACTCTTGCAATCGTTTTTCTATCTTTTGAATAAATAACCTGCATTGCACATTGTCCCATTAACTTTAAATCAGATGCTAATCTTCTTACACAGTCATCGTGAAATAAAGTAATCATTTGTGCATAGGCTTCAGGTTTTCTATTGCTATCTGTAGCATCCAAACCTCTACCGAATATCATTTCTGACATTCCATTTATAATAGCATTATTTGTTGCACTACCATTATATCTATCAATTAAAAACTGAAAGTAGTTGTTGTCCTCTCCATAAGAAACAAAGTTATCTGTTTTCGTTTCTTTTATTTTAGGACTTGTATAAGTCGATAAGTTTAAAACTCTTAAATCATTCATATTATAAAACTATATAATCGTTATTACCATCTTTACTTACATACTCATTTTTATTAATTGAATAGTAATCATTGGTATCTTGGTTTATTGTTTGGTCTGTACAAAACACTCTATCTAAATATATTACATCAGAACCATCTAAAAGTGTTAAATCATAATATCTACCCTCTTTTAAATTAAATGCATAAGATAAACTTAAATAGTCTTTATCAGTAACAGTATTTACACTTGCAGTAGTTACCTCATTTGTGCTATCATCTCTTAATTTTAAAGTAACAGATGCAACATAAACTCTCGGTATAACTTTTATAGTTTGTGGGTTTGTACTTGTCGTTAATACTTTCATATTAGTATATAGTAATAAAAAGTATTTTTTGTGTGTGTTAGTAAAAAAGCATAGCTTTTAGAATAAAAAAAGGGATATCAATTAAGATACCCCTCTTTTAAAAATAGAAATAATTATTATGCAGTTGGGTCAATCTGTACTGATGATGCATCTGCAGTTACTGTAGCAGGAGTTACAAAATAAGGAGGTGCAGTTTCTTGTGCTACTATCGTTAAAGAGTAGCCGCTCAAATCTCCCATTGCTGCTCCTGTAGCAATAGAACCACCTGTTACCTCCGCTCCGTGTTCTAATCCTAATAAGAAATAGTTTCCGTTATAGTCTTCTACAACTACGTGAGGTCTTGCGTGTGCAATTAATTTTAATTCTTCTTGTGTTGCTTTATCTTGAAAAGTTAAAGACATAGTTAATGTACTTTCGTAGAAAGTTGTACCATTTTCTCTTGATGAGTTAATAGCAGTTTCTAAAGCAGAACTACCTTTTACATCAAATTGAAAAAATTCAGGAGTACCTGCAAATGCAGTTATTTCTCCTGCAGATATGGTAGCATCTCCTAAAGTTCCATAATCAGCAAAGTAAATAGTTTTTATACCACCTACTGCCGATTTACAAGGTACTTTTCTACCTGTTGTTAATGAACAAGCCATATTTTTATATTGTTTTAAATAAAAAAGGGTAGGTTATTTTACCCACCCTCTTTAATGATTATTAATTAATTTACTATGAATAAAGAACGATATCTCCACCGAATACGTGTTGTACCCCTGCAGTAAATCTCATTATTACTCTTACATTTTGTGAACCATCGATGTCTGACATATCAATTACTTTCACTTCGTTTTGGTCNTTTAAGATACCTGTTCCGAAATATAAGTTNGATTTTTGNGCAGCAATCATAGTGTCATCTGCTAATCCTTTAGCAACAAAAATGTTGATACCATCGAAAGATAACTCTCCACCATTGTACCATTGAGTTCCTTTGTTATCAGAACCATTTGCACCGATAGTTGCAGCGAAACCTCCTAATGCTCTAATGTATGCTCTTGCTACATTTGAAGAAACATATAAAGTTAAATCTTCTTGTCCGTAAACTGCAGTTGGAATAGCATCTACTACTTTACCTAATTCAGCGATTACGTTAGCAGAAGTTACAGTTGCAGCAGCTACATCAATTACATCACTATCAGCAGTTAACTTTGCAGTAAACCCATCGAATTGTCCACTTGTTGCAGTTGCTCCACTCCAAATGTTTTTCTCTGTTCTATCAGCTACTTTAGCAGCAACGTGAGAAATTACAAATTCAGCGAAAGATGGTGCTAAATTATCAAATGCAGAATAACCCATTTGAGCAGCTTCCCAAGAGTTATGTAAATCTTTCTTACATAATTCTAAATTTACTTGAAATTCTTCAGGTTGTAATACTGCTTCTGTTAAAGTTAAAGTTCCTTGATTAGTTACAAAATCACAAGATGCATCTTTTACGATGTCATCAGTTGCTCCTTTTTGGATAACAGATTTAAATTTTACGTTTGGTAGAATTGAAATAGCACCACTATCTAAAGTTGATGCAGATAATAATGCAGCTGCGATATACTTACCACTAAATTCACCTGCATAAGTTGATGTTAAAGATACACTCATTTTTATTTAATTTTAATTTATTGTTTATTAAAGTTTATTTATTTTATTCATTACTCTATCTAATGTAGACATCTTTCTTTTTGATGCTATATTAAATTTTACTTCTGTTTTAGAAACTTCTGCGTTTGTGTTAATTGGTTCAGCAGCAGGTTCAGATAATTCTTGTTTTACTTCTTCAGGAATTTCGTTTACAACATCAGAAGATAACTCTTGTTTTTCTTCTTTTGGTTCTTCGATTATTTCTTCTTTAGGCTCTAACATTGCTTTTATTTCTTCAATCATTGATTTAACCTCTGCAAGTTCTTCTTTAGTAGCATAACCCATTTCTTCTTCTTCTTTTGCTTCTACTTCTACCTCTACTTCTTCAGCTTCTTCGTTTTCAGATTTCATTTCTTTAATGATACCCTCTTCTTCGATTACTAAAGTTTGACCATCTTCTAAAACGTATTCTCCAACAGGTAAAGCTACTTTCTCATCTTCTGTTACGATAAAGATTTCGTTTCCTGCCTCGAATTTATCTGCTTCTAAAACAGTTCCGTTTTCTAATTTCATTTGCTCAAGTTTTACTTCAACCCCTAAAAGAGTTTTTACTTGGTCTAACATTTCACTTGGTTTCATATAATTATATAGTATTAAAAAAATTAATTTGTATTTTCGTTTATATAGTAGTTGATGTCCTACCTATTCCTTGTGCCTGTAAGCTACCATCACAACACTTTTTAGAGTATTTACCATCCTTACATAAGCAACCTCTTTTACTTGCTCTTGGACTTGTTCTACTCGGTGTACTATTGTTATTTTTCATTCTTATTGATTTTGCTTTCTGCCCAACTCTTTGCAGACTTACCTCCCCATAGTAAATAAGATATATAACCACAAGCCTCTGTATCTCCTGTTTTGTAGTATTCTTCTGCTCTACTTAAATATGAATACATACGTTTAATAGTTTCCATACTTACAGGTTTTCTGTCTGCTAATTGTTGTGCTCTTACCTTACCAACCTGTGTAGCACATTTATTATTTACTTTCTTATTTAGTTCGATACCTCTTTTAGCATTATTACTTACAGATTGTGGGTAATCAGAAAAACTTTCCATTTCTGTTCTTTTACCTTTCTTTAATCTTTTATCACTTTTAATAACTGCCTTTATTTGAGATAGCATATACTCTGCCTCTGCTTCTTCTATCTTACTTAATTCCTCTTGTAAATCTTTATCTTTAGGTCTTTCCATTTTGTCGGCAAAATATCCTTCAATACTTAAACCTTTGTAAATTCCTTTCTTTACATCTTGCCATACTTCTTCGTTGTTTATTCTCATAACAACTGCCCAAGCACCTTCTACTGCATTTAAACCATATAAAGCAGTCTTATCTTTTTCTACATCTTCAACTATCCAACTTTCAACAACACTTACACCTTCTACTTTTATTTCGTGTTCTAAAGTAGCATTATTACTATTGTGATTTTTAAGATATAATTCTGCAGATTTTCTAACTGTATTTTTTGAAAAGAAAACATAATACTCATTATCCCCACTCTTTCTATAAATAGGTTTATTAGGTATCAATGCCAAACCAACAACAATTCTTTTATCTTTATCTATTGTTTTAAATTCTGTTTTTTGGTTTTTTAAGGCAATAAAATCTTCTTCTATTGCAGGGTGTTCTACTAAACTTATAGCTTCTACTCCAATAGCATCTTTATCATCGATAATCAATTCAATCACATCCATTTTAAATCTGTTTTATTTGGTTTTGTGTGTTTATATACTATTGCCATATTCGTATATAGTTATTTTATAATTATTTTGTATTTTTAAATACTTGCACCATCTACAATATTTCTATCCATACTTTGTGCAGTTGTAACATCATTAGAAACTACATAAGCTCTTTGAGGTTCTTTTGTTTGACTACCAATAGCATCTGCTAATTGATTAGTACTACTTGCACCTACTACATTAAATGCAGGAGGTATAGAAGATGGTTTTGATGGTGTTGGTATACTTGAAACAGAAGATGCCCCACCTGAAATACTCGGAGAACCACCACCACCGTTTCCTTTAGGTGTTTTAGTTGATGCTATTTTTTTAACATTTGCCACACCACTTGCTATGGCTGCACCTGCTGCTGCAAAACCTAATGCAGGACCTATAATAGGAATACC